ATTCATCATCAGGAAATGCTGAAGCTGTAAATCATATTACTACAGCGGCAATTACAGTATCAACCTTGAGTACTGGTGCATCTGCTACTGCCTCCGTGTCACAATCAGGTAATACAGTAACATTTGCATTGGGTATACCTACTGGTCCTGCAGGTGCTACTGGTGCGGCAGGTGCAGATGGAGCAGATGGAGCAGATGGAGATATGACAAGTTTTAATGTAGCAGGTACATCAGGCACACCTCAAACTATTACAACTGGCAATACACTCACTATTGCCGCAGGTTCAGGGATAACAACAACTGCTAGTGCGACTGATACTGTTACTATAGCTGTTACTGCTGACCCAATAGCTTTTGCGATTGGACTTGGATAAGGAGATATAAATGGCAAACACATTTAAAGTCAAAACTAATGGAGCAATGCCTAGTAGTGGATCAGCCGAAACACTCTATACAGTTCCTAATTCACCATCAACGACAACAATAATTATAGGTTTACTTCTTTGTAATATACATACAACATCAGTCACAGTAGATGTAGAGATTGAATCAAATACCAGTGACACGGAAACAAACTCTAATGTATCAGTGGCAAAAGGTGTCACTATACCAAATGGTTCTACATTAGAACTGCTTACTGGTGGC